GTTGGCGGTGATGACTATCGCCATGTCCTTACTCTGGATGCCCCGGCGACGATGGGCCGAACCTTGGCGGACTTACCTGTCGGCGCCCCCGCTCGTTGGTTGCGAACCTCCGTTGATGTGAAATTATTCGGCGGTGCCCTCTTGTCCCGACCTCGACTTGCCACACTAGCGGGGGCCAATATCGCGGCATTCGAAACCGCGCAGGGGTGGGAGGTGATCCAATTCCAAACCGCAAACCTCGTCGCACCGCAAACCTATCGCCTTTCTGGTCTGCTTCGCGGTCAGGCGGGAACCGAACCGCTGATTTCGANGCGATTTGTCTTGATCGATGAGGCGTTAAAGCAGCTTCCCTTCACCGGTGCAGAGGTAGGACTGAGCCGCTTTCTTCGCACCGGTCCGGCGAGCCAGTCTCATGACACCGAAACCTTTCGAACCGTTGAACACACTTTCCCCGGCATCGGGTTTCGCCCCTATGCGCCAGCGCACCTCAAGGCAGAGCGCTCCGGTAATTTTGTCCACCTCAACTGGGTCAGGCGCACCCGTTTCGGCGGCGATGGATGGGACCGCGAGCCACCTCTCTCAGAAGAGTCCGAACGCTATCTCGTCACCGTAGAAGCGCAAGGCGAGACGGTCCGCCATGAGATCAAAGAGCCGTTCATCACGCTCACGGCGCCGACTCCGGTCAAAGCGACAATCGCACAAGTCTCGGCGCAGTTTGGTCCGGGATTCTCGACCAGTATTACTGCTTAAACTCTAGCCTTTTTCTTATCATTCATTTGGAGGCTCCGCATGTCGTGCGGGGTAACGCCCTATCTATGCCCACACCAAACCTCGCACTTATTCCTCTTGCGGCGGCCCAGTCGCAAAAACACGTCACGGTCAACGAAGCCTTTGCACGGCTGGACGCGGCGGCGCAGCCAACCGTGCAAGACCGCACTCGCACCGCGCCGCCGCCGGACCCAAAGGATGGGGACCGACATTTGATCGCATCCCCCGCGAATGGCGCATGGGCATCGCGTGAAGATGACATCGCCGCATGGGATGCCGCTTCGCAAGGGTGGCTATTTCTGACCCCTCATGATGGATGGCAGGTATGGGTCATCGAGGATCGCATGACGTGGCACTTTGACGGCGCAGCGTGGACTCCCGTCAGACCGGCCCAACTGGGTGTCAACGCCAGCTCTGATGCAACGAACCGTCTGGCCGTCGCGAGTGACGCCGTCTTGTTCAATCACAACGGATCTGGCGTTCGAGCCAAACTGAATAAAGCGAGCGCAACAGATACGGCTTCGATCTTGTTTCAGACCGGCTTTACTGGTCACGCTGAGATTGGCCTGACCGGGGGTACGGATTTACAATTCAAGACATCAGCCGATGGCAGCACGTTCACTGATGCGATCACATTCGAGGCGGCGACGGGTCACGCGACCTTGCCCGCGGGCGCAACCATTCGCGGCCTGAATGTGCATCCTGATATGGTGCTGAACTTGCTGCCCGATCAAGGTCGCTTCGGGGGAGTGGGCGCAAATATGGGCCTCCGCGCCGTCACCTTTACCAAGCCAAGATATCTGCAAGCACTCAACGGCTCCACCCTTTCCGGTCACGCTCGTTTTATCCACAACAACGAAACCTATGGCGGAAATGCTGGCGTGCTTGCCCCGGAAATTGACGCACTGCTTGCGTTAATCCGCCCGTCGGTCAGTCGCANGCGGAAATGCTGGCGTGCTTGAGCCGGAAATTGACGCACTGCTTGCGTTAATCCGCCCGTCGGTCAGTCGCAGGCGGGGTGCGGAATGGTGGACAATAAAGGTCACGAAAGGGACCGGAAGCTCGGACGCTTCCACTCTCAATGGCGTCACCCGCCACCTCGCGCTGCGGACTCTGTTTTCGCCCATGCCGCAATCTTTTACGACCGGCCTCTTCGTTCGCTCGCTCAGTGGATCGGCGTATATCGACCAACGAGATACAACACGGTTCTTTCGTTGGGAGAGGGATGAAACCGGCAATCCTTCCGCCGGCGTGGTCGTGCCGTCAGACGGGTGGGTCTTTATTCAGCGACAGATGACATCGAATGCAGAGGGCTACAATGTCGAAGCCTTTCAACTCGAATTGGAATCGGTGGGTGATGAAGCCTTAATCGCCCTGCCACGTTTTGTGGCGGGACATGCTTACCTTGATCCGTACCTGCCCGGGCCGCTCGTCAATGACAGGCTTTTCGGATGAATGCTTTTAATCAAGCGTTCGTCTTTATAACCCGCGCCGATATTGAGGGAGGATACGTCAATGACCCTCATGATCCCGGCGGCGAAACCAAATTCGGCATCAGCAAACGGGCCTACCCACATCTCAATATTGCGACCTTGACCAAGGCGCAGGCAAAGCAGCTCTACTACCAAGATTACTGGTTGAAGGCGGAGTGTCCGGCTCTACCGGCTCGGNCGGCTTGCCATCGTGACGTTTGATACTGCGGTCAGTCAAGGTGTCGGGCGCGCAAAACGCCTTTTGCAACGTGCAGCGCGTGTTCGCGTTGACGGAAAGATTGGCCCAATAACCCATGCCGCAATCAAGGCAGCGGCAGAAGATACTCTTCTTCTTGACCTTCTCAGTCACCGCCTTCGTTCGTATGCCACCACTCGGAACGCGCGCCGATATATGCGCGGTTGGTCTCGCCGTGTCCTCGCGCTTCATGCGCTCTTGCTGACGGTGCCTTTCCTTCCGGCACGAAAGAGCCCTTTTCCCACTCCCAAACCAAAGAGTCTGAGATGAAAATAACGATCCCAGCCGTTATCAGCGCTGCCGCCGCCTTTCTTGTGGCAGCATGTGTTATGTTTGAAGACCGTCTTGCCCGCATGACAACACCCGAAATTGCTGCGGCTGCAATCGCCGCATCGTGCGTTGGCGGGCGCGAGTTCATTGCGGCGGCCACGACGTCTCTGGATGAGGCGACGGCAACCCTTCTGAACAAAGGCGTCGAAACCGCATGCGCTCTTCGCACTAAGAGGAAACCAATTTCGGCCACGATCTACGACGCCCCCCTCGATCAGTTCTGCGCCGAGAATGAACCGCTCAAGCCGGATGAGGTGGACGAGGCCACTCGTGAAACTTTTAATGCAACCCTCGTGCAATACTGCGAGGTCGGCTCGTGAGTATTTTACTGCGGCAACTCAGTAAGGAACTGGATGCCCTGCTTGTGGGGCCAGCTTCGAAAAAAAAGTTAGTGCAAGGGAATCTCCCGCCTAACCCATTTGGTCTTTTTCCTGAGCAGCACGAAACGGATCGCATTGCTGGATCATTCTCAACATGGTTTCGGCATTGGGGCGGGATCATTGGTGCCGCACATAGTGTTGAGGCGTGGCCAGAGGATCGAGCGCAATGGCCAGACTGGACACAGGAAAAATCGTTAATCCTTCGTCCTGCGGGTCTTGATGTCGCGCTCTTTGGCTGCACTCTGCCGGATCGTCCGCCCGCTGCCTTACGCCACGGCGACCGTGTACGTCTGCGCGGGTATCCGGCGGGGGTCACGGACCCAACGCATTACGAGGTCCGCAACGGCATTGCTTATATGGACAGACCAGAAGAAACCCGCAAAGGCGATGCACCAAGTTGGATCGTACAGTTTGATGACGGCTCGGTCCTCGCGGTTGGCGGTATGTCGGGCGGCGTTGGGACCACGGTTCTTCCCGGTGGAGCCGAGATTGTAACGTCGATCATTATCACTCAAAACAGCCGCGCTGATCTCGATGCGGATGGCGATGAGGATCATTCCTCTGACGTGACCGAGCTGATCGACGTTTGGGCGGCGGTGAGGGCGCAAAAATCTGCTTATGTGTAATGCCGTCCGCTCCCTTCCACGACAAAGGACGACCGTCATGCAGGGTGAATTCGATCTGACCCTCTTCCTCGTAAAGCTGTTTGGTGGGTTCGCTGGATCAGTTATCTCGCTTTCAGTTTTAATTCCTGTAACCCGCCGGGAAACATTTGCACGTGCTGCGACAGGCATTTCAGGCAGCCTNGGATCAGTTATCTCGCTTTCAGTTTTAATTCCTGCAGCCCGCCGGGAAACATTTGCACGTGCTGCGACAGGCATTTCAGGCAGCCTGTTGCTGACCACCCCCATCAGTGATTTTGTCGGATGGGGCGAGAAAGGCATTGAATATCTATTCGCGGTCAGCGGTCTGACAGCGTTCGCGGCATGGTTTCTATTCGGATTGATCGCGCGAACGGCGGATCGTTGGAAAACACTGGATGACGCCCTGCGCGATCTGGGAAAAGTCAGAAAGGATAAAGATTCGTGATCAATCCCGATATCTATTTCATGCTTATCGGCTTCGAGGCA